GGTCGCGCGCTGCGCCTGCGCCAGCATCGAGACGAAGTCGATGACGAGCGGACGGCCTTGGATGTCGGGCGGCGCGGGCGGGATGCGGCCGAGGTTTTCGAGCACGTTGTAGGCGCGGTCGACCGCGACCTCCAGCATCTCGACGTTGACGCGGTCCACGACCGGGCCGAGTTGCGTGTACTTCTCGTCGTTGCGCAGGGACGCTTCGAGATCGTTCAACGGCTGCACGCCCTCGCGCTCCGAAATGGCGCGAAACAGATCGACGTAATAGCACTCGGCGACATCGCGCCGGATTTCGATATGGTCCTCGCGGATCGCCTGAAGCGTCTGGTACTGCGGCTGGAAGATCGGCGCGAGGCTTTCGAGATCGGTTGCGGCTGCGAAATTGATCGAGCCGGGGTCGAGCCGCAGCATCGTTGCCGCGAGACCGGTTGCCGCCTTCATCGGGGGCCGGTTCATCATGTCCTTGGCGTAGCCGCGACGCCGGGCGGAAAGCTGCATCTCGCGCATGTCCGGCAGCGCGTCGAAACCCGGGCACGCATCCGAGTACGGGTCACTGCCGGTCGTTTCCCAGCGCGGACCCCAGAAAGGCTTGCTGTCGTAGCCGCCGACGCGCAGCAGCACGTCCTTGTTCGAGTTGCCCTGTTCCCAGAACACCGAGCGGTACGCCTTGTTGCCGATATCCAGCTTCGAGGGATCGCGGTCGCGGTTGCGCTCGACGGCGTGAACGCACGGCACGAGGGTCTGCGGCTTGTTCTCGTTCCACAGGCGCTGCGTCGTCTTGGACAGGTTGGCCCACGGGAACATGGCGACCATCTGGCTGACGGTCAGGAATACGTCGCGGTAGCAGGTATCGGTGTGCCCGGCATCGTCTTCGGCAATCCAGTAGTTGCCGATATCGAGATGGTGGCTCGCGCCCATGTACTCTTGGTGTTCGAGCAGGAAGCCGACGCTCGCCCCGTAGTTGCCGAGGTCGCGATAGTTCAGCTTGAACGTGTCGTAGATGCCGATATCGGCAAAGAACTCGTAGATCAGCGCCTCGACATCGGCCAGCCATTCCTTGACCGCCTGAAACTCGTTCAGGTCGGGGTCGGTAACCTTCAGCTTGAACCACGGCATCGAACTCGGCGACAGACCGGACTGCATACCGTAGGCGAGCGTGCGCGCCGCGCGCCGGGCGTAGCTGTCCTTGCTCGTGTTGTTCGAGCGCCGCTTGTTCAAGCGGGTCTTGCTGTCGCCCAGAAACTGCGCGCGGCTCGACGACGCGTAGCGGTTGATCTCTTCCCAGTCAGGCTCGAACGGCTTGCGCACCATCTTCATCGAAGACAGGCGGTTCTCGCACAGTTCGCGGATGGTTTTGCTCACATCGCCCCCCAGACTGCGGCGGCCCACCACATGAGTTTACACCCGACATGGATAGCCTGATCGGCGTTGAAACTGATCTTGCCTCGGCACTTGGCGTCGTCGGTCAGGAAATGAACCGCAGCCTCGGCAAAGAACACCCACCACAATCCGGTAATAAGCGCCGCCGACGCGCCGTGGATTGCCGCGTGGCTGGCAAGCACAGTCTGCCACGGCACCCCGGGGATGGCTGTCGTCCGGTTCTTGGCCTTGGACATGAAATCACCCTGTCCGGCGAAGTCGAACAAACAGTGAGCGCCGATCAGCGCGATAAGCATAAGCACCGGGTCAGTCATGTCTTCAAACCCCCAGCTTGGACACGGGCGGCGCGTTCATACCCTGCGGCCCGGCGAATACCATGGCCGAGGGCGCGAGACGCCGACGCGCGCGTGCGGATGCGGCAACCGTGGCATCGCCGTTATCGGGCAGGCGGCTGGCTTGGCGCACCGGCACCTTCTCGACCTTCGGCGTCTTCGGCTTCGGTACACACATGATCGTCAGCCTTTCAATTCGTCGTAGCGGGTCTCGTCGTAGGACTTGGCCTGCCCGTATACCAGTTGCTCGCGCGAGACCGCCAATCCGCCGACCACGACCTGCCGTTTCGGGGTGTCGATGTTGGCGTACATCACCGCGTCACCCTTGTCGGTCGAGCGCATGATACGTTTCGCGATCTCGTCCTTGCTTTCGACCTTGATGCCACCCTTCACGACCCAGAACAAGGGGGCAGTCAGGTCGGCCAGCAACTCGGCGTCGTCGGGCAGCGCAATCGGGTCCGGGTTCTCGGGGTCGAGGGCCTCGCGCAGCCGCCAGAGCAGCATCGCGCGCAGGTTGACGAACTTCAGCAGCCCGCGTGCGGCCGTCTCGTTCTCGGCCGACGCTGCGCCGTTGATGGGCACGACATGCACGGCCGCTTCTTCGAGGAAATCGAAGGGGCTGGTCCCGATGCCCACGACATCGAGATGCACGGGCGCGTTGTCGCGCCGGAAGCGGATGACCTGCGAGGCAGCGAGACTGCCCGAGTTCACGTCGACGCCCTTGATCGCGATCAGCGGTGCAAACCAGCGGCCATGGCGGCGCGAGATTATCATCTTGTCCTTGCCGGTCGCGCCGAGTGTGCTGCCCATGTTGCCGCCACGGGCCGCGTCAACGCCCATGCTCGTCATCTCGCCAGCCGCATCGCGAGGACGCCAGCGGTTCATCGCCGCTTCGACCCACGCGGTCGGGATCAACTGGGAACGATGGTCTTCGGTGCCTGCCATAAAGTCGCCTCGCAGCATCTGGGACCGCAACGGTTCGGGCAGCGCCTGAAGCTGTGCGATGTAGCCGGATTTCACGTAATACGGGTTGTCGGTGACGCGCGACGTGATGAAGGTCCGCGATTTCGGGGTGACGATTTCCTCGGGCGCGTACTCGGCCGGGTCGAAGTCGTACACGGGCTTGCCGCCGACGATGACGAACTGCGCGCCGCCGCGCTCGACCGGCAACTCGTAATCGGGGTTGCCCTGCACCGTGGCGAACCACCGCAACTCGCCGTCCTTGGCCGGGTTCGGGTGCTTCTTGTCCAGCCATGGCGCGAAGAACTTGATGACCCAGCGGCCTTCGGGCGTGGTCGGCGGGTTGAACGCCATGATCGTGCGGCAACGCTGCTTCGGATCGGCAGAGCGGACCCAGCCCATGGTGTAGCGCACCTGCTTCTCGCGCATCTGGGTGACTTCATCATAGCAGTTCCTATTGATAAAGCCCTGATTAGTTATATAGTGGTTGGCACCTTCAACCGTGAGATCGAACAATGGCACGACACCAACATCGCAACAGTCCGAAGATTGAACACGAACCGAACGATCAGTGGTTCGTGTTTCCGAGTTATAGGGGTGGGCATACGACCACGTACGGCGGATACGTGTGGGAGTTTGTAGGCCCGCATCCTCTAGCAAATAGATGGGGTTTCGTAGCCCAGCACCGGCTGGTGGGCGAAGACCTTGTCGGTCGCCCGCTGCGCAAAGGCGAAGTCGTTCACCACAAGAACAGCGTGCGTCACGACAACGACCCAGCCAACCTCGAAGTGATGACAGTCGAAGCGCACCGACGCCATCACTGGGCCGAACTGGCCGACATACCGCGCATCCCGATTGACGAAGACGCGCTGCGATGCGCCCTGCGAACCGAAGGATCGGTGAAAGGCGCGGCGCGCGTGCTCGGCATCGACCACAACGTGATACGCAACCGGTTTCCTGATCTGTGTGCGCCGTTCCAGCGCCAAAGCCCAACCAAGATCGACGATCCCCGTGATCTCGACCGCATCGCGGCGTTCGCGGCTGACCCCGATGTCGGGTATCGCGAGGCTGCGACTGCGCTGAAGATGTCGGCGATAACGATCCAGCGCATTTGCAAGCGGCGTGGCTGGGTGTGGCAGAAGAAATCTCGTGGCCCGTGGCCTGCTGACGATGTTCGTCGGGAGAACCAGCGCGCCATCCGCAAGGGCCTAAGAGTTGGTGAGAAACTCCCTGCACCTGACGAGCGCCGCCAGCCGTAACCAGCACCGCGCTGTCTGTCTTGCGAAGGGCCCGCGTCACGCGGCGCGGCCCTTCCAAGGTATCGACCATGTCACCGACAGCAACGTCCTCGACAGGCTTGTACGAGCCGTCAGCCATCCACACCAGCGTCCCGGCCCCGACGCATTTGTGATCGTAATCGACGCCCTGCTGCTTCTCTTCGTCGCCTTCGTTCTCCAGCCCCGCGAACTCGATCAGCCGGTTGACGCCATCGGGCGTCGAGAAGGCCCATGTCGAGCCTTGCGACGAGTAGCCGTCACGCGATCCGAGGATGCCCGCGATCTCCTGCACGAACTTCTTCGTGCTCACCTTCTCCTGACGGATGATAAGCGCGCGCCGGGCCTGCGTCGTCGCGATCCCCGATATCAGGAACGACTTGCCGCCACCGGCCGCACCGCCGAAGCCGATGATGTCGGCCTCGCTGTCGAAGGCCATGGTCTGCGGCCCCGGGTTGGGCTTGAAGATCGGCTCGTAGCCGTCAACGGCTGCGTCGAACTCCAGACGCTCCGAGGGCGTCATGTCGTCGCGCAGGCGGGCGATCTGGCTGGCCGTGTACATCAGTCGAAGAGCGACGACGCTTGGACGATCTTGTCGACCTCGCGCGCCTCGATCAGCGCCCGGGCCGGGTTGCGGCGCTGCTCGACGCGCTTCAGGATCGCGGCAGCGCGCAGAGCGCGTTCCTCGTCAGGCGTCTTCCCTGTGGTGTGGTCGTTGTTCGTGGTCACGTCGACGCGCTTGCCGTAGGTCTTGGGCTTCAGGTTCTCCGCAGCCCATTGCCGCGACTTGATGCGCTGTTCGGCGATCCGGCAGTCGGTTGCCGTCTTCGCCTTGCCGAACATCTCGTCAGCGAGGCTCACGACTTCCTCCGCATAGGTGTCGGCTTGGTCCTCGCGAGCGCGTGCATAATTCTCCGCGAACTCCGGTTCGGTGCGCAGCCACTGGTATATGGTCTTCATCGAAATCGCGTTGTCGGTTGCGCGCTGATCGCGAACCCATTTCGACAAGGGCGTGCCTTCAGCCAACGCAGCGCAGATTTCGTCGGCGAGATCGGGGTCAAATGGTCTCATAGCCCAGAGGTAACGCGATTGCGCGCTTCGTTCAAGCCGTCAACGCCGGTCGGGGCATTGGCCCCACGATTTCGCGTTTCCGCTTTCCGCTTTCCGATTGCCGGGCGACGATTTCCGCTTCCCTTATGTGTAGATTTGTGTGATTGCTATTTTCCCCTATGTGCTGGCCTCCCGTTACATTTTGTTAGTGTTACACGCATATCCCTATCGCGCGCGATGTTTGTATTGTAAAACACTGTAGAATATGCCACATACCCGCATTAACATAAACATATGGTACGAGACACCCGCACATAGGGGAAAATAGCAAGCGCACGAATATATTCTAAAGGAGACCAACATGCCCAGACCCCGTTCCCCGCTGACCGCCAACGAGATAGAGTACATCCACAGACGCTTTACCTACGACCCCGAGAAGGGGGAAATCTATCGCAAGCCGGGCAACAAATCCGCCATCCGGCTTCGCGCAGACGGGATGCTCTATGTCACCGCCGGGTCGAGCCGCAACATCCCCGCGAAAGACGTGGCGTGGTTCCTGCACACGGGAAACCTGCCCGACAGCGCCAGCAAGGTGAAGATCATCCAGCGCGAAACCACACGCTGTGCATATGAACTGCGCGCCGACAACCTGTTCCTTGAGACCCCCGACTGCGCGTTCGGTGAAATGCACCTGCGCAGGTGGCACGAGCAGGAACAGCGCATAGCGGCGCGGGCGAACCTGATCGGCTACGAGACCAGCGACGAAGCCCGGTACGATACCGAACGCCTCGTGGCCGTGGCGATGGTCAAACTCGCCGCCGACAACATGAAACTCGCGCTCTCGCACGTCGAGTTGAACGAGACCCACTTCCCGTCCGGCGACACCTTGACCGAGAAGAAAATCCGGGGGCATCTCGACCACACCATTATCGCCGCCAACGAGATCGCGCGCGTGCAGGGCTGGCAGTTCGACCCGAGCGACGTGCTGCGCCGCCCCGATTACGGGGACAGCGTCGACGACTGGCTGTCCTACTACGGTCGCGTGGCCCGTTGCACCGACCCGGCGTTCCGCCATCTCGACGCTGACGCCGTGCTCGCGCTGCTCGCCCCCAAATCCAGCCTCTTCGACTGAAGGACCCGCCATGGACATCAGCATTCGTCGCCTGCTGGACGCCGCGACCTCGACGGTGAAAGCGATGCCGGGGCACGACCCCAAGACGCTGCGCGTCATTCGTTGCCTGCCGGACAGTGTGCCCGTCGGCTACAACTTCAAGAAAAGGTTCGAGGAAAGCGCGCTCATGCGCCACCGCAAACCTGACACGGCGTACCACCCCGACACCATAATCGCGTATTGCGGGGCCATGGACCGGCTTTTCGGTGGCCTGTTCCCCCGATACCCTCGCGGCCCGTGGGCGCTGACATATCTGGCGAAGGGCGCGCTGGGTTGGGCAGGCAACCGCCGCATCCCCGTCACGCCCGAACACGAACTCGAAGCCCTCACACGGCTGAACTCTCCCCTCTTCGACTGAAAGGACCCACGACATGACCGGAGAAAGATACTACCGCTACGACGACAGCCCTTATGTCGACGCAGGGCCTCGCCTGTCCGAATACGTGCTCGTGCGCAAGACGCCCAAAGGCGCGTGGATCGTCGCCGCGTGGACCGCAAGACACTACGGCGTAGCCCGCCTCGCCGAACACCCGGCCGAGGAACTACGCCGCGAGCACGGCGCTCGCTTCGTGCTCGACGGCAAAGGACGGCGCTTCGCGTACCCCGATCTCGCCGACGCGAAGGAAAGCTACCGCATCCGCAAGGTCCGGCAGATACAGCACTGCCGCTACCAGATCACGAAAGCCGAGCAGGGGTTGGCTTGGTGTAGCGGCAAGCTGGAAAGCACCGTAAACCCGCAACTGATAACCTTCGATTGAAAGGACCCACGACATGACCAAGTTCAACATCGCAGACCGTGTACACATCGACAACTGCACGAGCATCACCGCAACGATCACCCGCATCTCGATCTGGGGCGACCCCGCGAACCCGCAGACCCAGTACCACGCCGAGTATTTCCACGAGGGCGACCTGCGCGAGTACTGGTTCGACGAGTGGCGGCTGACCAAGATAGGCTCGGCGCGGGACCCGGGCTGGATCGTCGACTGGGCACCGGCCCGCGCCGAAGCGGGGTCGCCCTTCGTCAAGCCCGAATACGGCGTCGAGGTTGGCGAGGCCAACCGCATGAACGCGGCGGGCCTGTCCGCATGTGACAAGTGCGGCGCGATCTACCCCAGCGCGCCCCCGGGCGTGCTCCACAAATGCGGCGCGTGCAGCGGCGGCATCTGTCACCCGGTAAAGCCCGAACCCGAGGACGATCTGGCGTGGAAACCGGTTGCGGGCGGTCCGAAGCGGTTGGTGCCCGAACCCGATGCCGGGCAAACCCCCGACGATCTGGCCACCGCGCCCGGTAAGCCGATATCCACAGGCGAACGTTTGGTGCCCGGTGTCGTGTACAAGCACGACGGCATCGGGCTGCTGCCGGTTCACCGCGACGAGGCGGTCGATCTCGTGTTCACCGACGGCGAGATCAAGCGCGATGTTCGCGCAGGCGATCACAACTGGCGCTACGTCGACCGCTACCGCATCGCGCCTACACAAGCAAAATGACAACTCGTTGATTTTCAACGAAACTTTGTCGTTGACAGGGCTAACCGATTGGTTCAGTATTCAGGGCATGGAGAGCGGCGGTTCGCTCTCCACCCGACCGGAGACACGACAATGACCATCCTTCTGAACATCGGCCTGAACACCCCCAGCGGCGATCCCGTCGCCAGCCTCGGCATGGAGCGCATCTACGAAGCGGGCAAGCTGCTGGAGACCTTCCGCAAGAACGTCGCGCTGCACGTCAGCGACACCGAGGAAACCCTCGTCGTCGAGTGTGAGAGCGAGTTCGGGATGCGCCAGAACGTCGAGAAGCTGTGCGAACTGCTCCAGCAGGACTGCATCGCCGTCATGTGCGGCAGCAAGGAGCGCGGCTGGCTGATCGGTCCCCGCGCCCACAAATGGGGCGAGTTCGACCCCACCAAGTTCCTGCTGCTCGACGGATCGCGCGCAGCCTGACCCCCGCCAACGAAAGGACCCAAGACCATGAACAAGGACCGCCGTAAGCAGATCAAGGCCCTCGCCACCGCGCTCGACGCGCTGCGGGGTCAGCTTGAAGACCTGAAGAGCGAAGCGGAGACCATCCGCGACGAGGAACAGGAATACCACGACAACATGCCCGAGAGCATCCAGATGGGCGAAAAGGGCGACGCGGCACAGGAAGCCATCAGCGCGCTCGAAGAGGCCGTCGACGCGCTCGACGAAGCGTACAGCCAGATCGACCAGTCCATCGAACGCCTCGGCGACGCCGAAGCCTGACCCCACCGGACCCCGGCCACCGCGCCGGGGCGAGGATGGCATCAGGCCACAACCGGAGACCGAAACCATGATCCCCTTCAACATCATCTACACGCACCGCTCGACCGGCAAGATCGAGTTCGTCACCCAGAACCTCGGAGCGGGCTACTGCTTCGGCGGCGCGGCTGACCCCATCGTCATAGAAGGCCCGGCCGCAGCCCTCGACATGGTGCGCTCGATCCAGCAGCGCCTCGACGCGCTGCCCCGCACCTTCGTCACCCGGCTGCGCGCTGTCCCGGCCCGCAACCTGACCGGGGCCGACTTCGCCGATCAGGGTGACCGCATCGCGCTGGCGACGTTGGGCTACTTCAGCGTCGACCTGCCCTTCCACCGGAGGGCGCGAATGCTCCGCGCTGACAAGGTCGCGCTGATCGACGCGGCGTACCGGGCGCGCGGCACGAACCGCACGACCGAGCACAACCGCATCGGCCACATCATCGCCGCCGAGGGCGACACGGGCGGCGTCTGGGTCTGGTCCACCGGCCGCTACGCCGCCGCGTGCAAGGCGCTCGACGATGTCGTGCTGTCCGGCCCCCTGATGCGGCGCACCCGCATGGAGATCGCCCAGATCGACAAGGAACTGGCGCTGATCGCCAAGGCCGCGAACCGCGAAACCGTTGAAGCACTGGAGGAAGTGTGATGGCCCACTGGTCAACCCGGATGTCATGCCACGCCTGCGGCAAGACCTTCCGTTCCGCCATCGCCGAGGCAAGGCACCGGCACAACTTCCCGGCCTTTTGCAAGCGCAACAAGCAGTTCGCGAAGTTCATCGCCGACAACTCGAAGGCGCTTGACACCCCCTAACCAATCTGTTAGTGTACACGTCACCGGGGGCGGATGGCCCGCCCCCGCGCAACCGGAGAACCACACCATGACCCGCGAAGACTGGCTTGTCCGCTTCACCAACGCAGCCCGACCCAAGTTCGCCGAGATCGGCTCGCCCATCCCCGAGAACGTCCGCACGTCGGTCGGCTTCCCATCAGCCGGGATGAAGGGCAAGACCATCGGCGAGTGCTGGGGCGCTGGCGCGAGCAAGGACGGCACGTTCGAGATTTTCCTGCACCCGGGCCGGGCCGACACCGCCGAAGTCGCTGCCACGCTGACGCACGAACTGGTTCACGCCGCCGTCGGCCTCGACGCGAAGCACGGCCCCCGGTTCCGCAAGGCGGCTGTCGCGCTGGGCCTGACGGGCAAGATGACGGCCACCACGCACGGCCCCGACTGGGCCGCGTGGGCGCAGCCCATCATCGACGAGATCGGCCCCCTGCCCCACGCGGCGCTCGAAGGCCGGGTCTCCAGTTCGCGCGGCCCGGCGCAGAAGAACCGCCACCTGAAGCTGACCTGTAACTCGTGCGGCATCTCGCTGCGCGGCACCCGCAAGCAGATCGAAAGCGTCGCCTATCTGCAATGCGTCAACCCCGAGTGCGACGGCGAGATGGAGATAGCCTGACACGACCGGAGGGCGGGTCTCACCCGCCCCGAGGATGGCATCAGGCCAGAACAGGAGAAGTTGATATGTCCGTTATTGATGAAAAAGAACCGCTCGAAGCGGTTCACAAGGAAACCGGCCGCGTGGTGCCGATGACGTTCAAGGAATGGCATTGCGGGACGCACAATGGCAAACGCCACTTTGCGACCTTCGAGTGCCCCGACAGCAAAACCAGCAACTACGATTGGTATGACGACGGCGGCGATGTGTGCGAGCACAACAAGTGGTTCATCCGCAACGTGCAGGCCGCTCCCGCCCTGCCCGCCGACTGGGCTATCCAAGCGGCGATTGACCGGGCCAAGGGCCAATTCATAGACGGCAAGCCGTGGACGATACCTATCATCGTCGCGCACAATAGCACCGCGCCCTACGCCCGGCTCACCGTCGAACTCGCCCGCATGATCGAGAAGCACGAGGAAGCGCCGGACCCGCTCGCCGAGGATCGCGAGTTCGTAGCAGATATGTGGGTCCATTGCGGCTGGAACACTTCGGCTAAAGACATACGCAAAGGCCAATATGACGACATCGTCCGAAAAGCCATGTCCTTCCTGCGCGCCAACGTTGACAAGATCACCCGCAGCGCGTAACCTCCGGCCCGTTCCTCCCTGAACGCGCAACTCGCCCCCGGCCTCGACAGCCGGGGGTTTTCTTTTGTCTCGATCCGGGGTAAGGCTCGGGCAACGGCTGGCATAGAAGCCCCCCGGGGCCGAGGTCCGCGCGTTGAAGCCTGACGAGGCGGCGGTCTTTCTGGTGGACCGAAAAGAGGGGTTACCCTAACGATCAGACGGCGGCAGGGCGTCGAAGCTGTGCGGGCAGACAAGGCCCGACCCAACACAGCCCCAGCACTACGAACGCGCAACTCGCCCCCAGCCTCGACAGCCGGGGGTTTTCTTTTATGCGTGCCAGATGTTCCCCGTCCGGCGAAGCCCCATGACCATCAGGATGCGCTCCATCCGGTTCGCGTGCCACTGGGTCACGCTGCCGACGCGCAGCCCGACGCAGTTCAGCGCCTCGGCCACAGTGAAGCCCCGCTCCAGCGGCTTGCGCTTCGTGATGTCCTCGCTCGTCATCCAGTCTTCGACGAAATCGGACCAGACATCGTAGACCCGGAACTCGTCGTGCTCGTGGACCGCCAGTTCCTCGGCTTCCTGCCACGATACGCCGCCCATCTTGAACAGCAGCGCCGCTTCGGCCCAAAGCTGCTCCCGGTCGCGCATGACGTGCTCGGGCACAAGCTGGCCAAGCTGGCCGACCATCATCGGCAACCAGCGGCGCTCGCCCGTACCGTCGGCGAGGAAGCGTGGATCGTTGCCGGTCCCGATGAACACCAGCCTGCGCGCAAAGGTCTTGCCGAACTCGACGAACTTGGGGACCCATTCCTCATGGGTCTTGGTGACCCACGCCTTGATTTCCTCGGCCTCGCGGCTGTTCAGGCCGCGCAACTCTTCGAGTTCCCCGACCAGTTTGCCGCGCATCATGCGCGACAGGTCGACATCCTTGGCGAGCAGGTTGATCGTCAGGTAGTGCTGCATGTCCGGCACCATGGCCTTGATAAGCGAGGTCTTGCGCGCGCCCTGCGCGCCGATCCACACCGGCACCATGTCAGCTTGGCACCCGGGCGAGAGCACCCGGCCCGCCATCGCGGTCCATAGATACTGGCCGACGGCCCGGCCGTAGCGCGAGGGCGGCACCTGAAGATACCGCTCGGCGAACTCGGTGACCCGGCTGACGCCGTCCCATTGCAGCCGGCCAAGCCACTCGATGGCGCTGTCCATGCGGTTAATGTGCGCGGTCATCCGCACCGCGTCGCGCACCATCTCGATCCCCGGTCCCTTCATACCGCGCTTTTCCAGCCCCAGCCGGATGATCGTGTAGTCGGCATCAGTGAACGGTTCCCACTGCGCGCCTTCGGGCGAGCGGTCGCCGTCGGCGCGCATCAGTTCGTCGCGGAACTCGTCCCAGACAACGTGTACACCGGTTATGCCGCCATGCGAGACACAAGCGACCATGTTCGTGATGTTGTTCACCAGACCCCCGGTAGGGGTCCGCAGCAGCTTGGGCCACCCCCCGTTAGGATCGTAGGCGTTCGACCGGACCGCCGCAGGGGTCTTCGCGAGTTCCTCGATAACCTCGATGAAGCCAGAGATCGCGTAGCCGCACTTCTCGTCGAACTCGCTGTCCTCGCGGCCCTCGCAGTGCGCGTGCAGGCACCGCCAGTGCCCCTTCTCGTACCCGCCCGTGCCAGCCGGGAAGTACGCGGTCGAGGTCGGCCCGCTCTGCGATGTGTGCTCGTGCTCGAACGGGCAGCGCAGGTACAGGACATCGTCGTCACCCGCGTCCCATACCTCCCAGTTCTTCAGCAGCCAGTCGGCGCGCGGATCGTCGCTCGAACCGGTGGCCGCGTCGCCCGCAGCGCGTCGGCGCTCGCGCGATACGATGGTCGGCCCGGTGGCGAAGGTCATCTCCAGCGCGTGGACCATCTTCGCGAACTCGTCGAGGCTGATCCGGGGGAAGGCGTCGAACGTGTTCCACTGGTATCGCCCGCCCGACGGGTGCGTGCCTTCGGCGATGAACTGGCGACCGTCGCCCAGTATCTCGACAATCTCGTCGCCGACCGGGATGACCAGCTTCGGGAAATACTCGTCAGACGGGCAGGAGAAGGCCAGCAGGCGCTTCCCCGATCCCGGGCGGGTGCGGGTCGGCAGGACGAGGCCCAGCGTCTCCTGCGCCAGCGTGGCGACCGCCTGCGCGAGTTCCGGGTCTCGGATGTCGATGTCGAGCGCGCGGATCGTGCGCGTCTGGATGCAGATGCCGTAGTCCGGCTCGCGCCGCCACTCCGAGATGTCGTCCTTGGTCGCGATGAACGATGTCCATTGCGACATGCCAATGGCGCACCGGTCGCGGTTGTATACGCTCGGGGTCTTGCCCAGACCCTGCATCGTCGAGCGTTCGCTGATCGTCGCGTTCGGGTTGCTCACCACCGGCAACAGGTCGGCGGTGAGACCGAGCGACGCGTATTTTTCCCACGCTTCGCGTGAGGCTCCGTAAGTCATGCTGTACCCCTCTCCGGTCGGGTCAATCAGTTGGAGCGGGCGTGCTCTACGACCTGCGCGACATCGCTTTTGACGAGAAGAGCAATGTCGATACCGTATTCACGCGCCACGATCAACGCGCGAGCCGGGGGCAGGAAGCCCTTGGCCCGGGCGGCGTGGACGAACTCGGCGCTCGTGCCGATTGTCTTGGCCAGCGCGGTGAGACTTCCTGCGGCCTTGATGGCCTGTTCAATTCCGTTCATTGTGTTCTCCGCTCATGACGCACTCCTTGCGCGGATCGCGGCGGCGACCTCATCGCAGGGGATGTGAAGCACCGACATGTTTGCTATGTCGAAATCAGGCTTGCTGGTGAACGCCTTCGCGACTGCAATTCCCCTTGCCTCGTTGTCGCTATCCGCCACGCAATAACCTAAAACATGTGAGAAAGTAGTGGTCGGCCCATCTTGCTTGCGGAGCATTACCGCGTAGCAATACAGCGCCCTATCCGGCCCCTCCGCCCTCTCGATCCGGGCGGCTAGTTCGTTGCGGGTCACGCCGCCACTCCCCGCGCCAGTATGCCGTTGGCCTGCGCCACGCTGGGCAGGATCGTGATCGACGCGTTCGGCTCGATGGCGCGCAGCGCGTCGCGCGCTGCCTCGCGGGCGACCTTTTCGGCGTTGGCGAGATCGCGCTTCGCGCGTTCGTAAGCGCCGAGGCGTTCCTTCAGGATGTAGACTTCACGCTTCATCTGCTGTTCTCCGGTTGCAGGCGGCATTCCCAGCGGAATTTCGGTAGCCCCATGACCGGCTGGTACTCCCGATCCAAATGGTCGTTCTTGCGCCACCCCGGCGCAACAGGTTTGGTAGCACCTGCTTTGCGCCACCCGGCCCCGCGTAGCGATGCCCCGGTCTCGTCCTGAAGTGTGTACGAGATTACCAAGTCAAACCCCATCTCACGACAGACCCGGGTACACACCCCGTAAAGGAATGACACCGCGCCTTTCGGCGCGCGCTCGTCGGTGCAAGTGCGTAAAACTTCGCACACGTACCCGTACTTGTCTTTGTTCATGTAGGTAGCCGAAAGAGGGTTACCCACGATAGCCACCCCCACGATCCTGCCCTCAAAGACGCAAGCGACAGCAAACTTACCGCCGTTTCTCGCGGTGCGCCCGTTGTGCCGGTGATGCTCGGCTACAAAATCATTAGCGGCGCGGAGCGTAATAGGCTTGGCCGTCAAAGTTCTCGATCTTTTGGTCATCTGCTGTTCTCCGGTTGCAGTTGGCCCTAACCTGTTAGTTATCTTTTCCGCAGCCGTCAACACCCCCGTTGACACACGCCACCGATAAAGGCATCGAGGGGTTGCCGACTTCTCCGGTTGGACTTGTGGAAAGCCCGCGAATACGCCTTCATAAGCGCGTTCGCGGGCTTTCTCATTTTTCCTGTTGACGCTAACCGGAAGGTTCGGCTAAGAGGGACGCCTCAACACCAACCGGAGATACCGAAATGGATGAATACACCCTCCGCGACAAGGCTCTGGCCTACGCGATTGCCGCTGGCGGAACGACCAAGAACATCGTCTCGGCCGCTGCCGACTTCTACGCGTTCCTGTCCTCGGGAAACGCCGCCCCCTCCACGTCCAAGAGCAGCAGCGCCAGTGGCGCGAGCGACGCGAAGGCCGCTGCCCCCGATACGGCCACCCCTGCGCCTACGCCGTCTTCGGACAAGCCTGCCACGGAGACTGCGCCGACCGAGCAGCCGACGGAAGCTGGGACCCCGACGACATCCCATTCTGAAGTCAGCCGCACCGATGCGATGAAGGCCATGGGTCAGTTCATCGCGCTGAAGGGCGAAGCCGATTGCGTGGCGATCCTCGCTCGCTTCAACGCCTCCAAGTTCTCGGAGATCGACCCGGCGAAGTACGGCGAACTGGTCGCCGCCTTTGAAGCAGGGGTTTGACGCATGAAGGTCAAGCCTCTCACCTATCGTCTCCACGACGACAACGAAGGGTACGACGCCCTTCACCCGACGCGCGGCTGGCGTCGGTTTTCCGCCAAACGCCTTCGTGCCCAGCGCCGCATGGCCGAGATACTGGACAGGTGAACCATGCGTGACATCCACGCCATCAAGTCCGACAACGTGCAGAGCGTCTTCCGGGGTATCGGTCGCGGCGAAGCGGTCGACATCTACAACATCCTGCACGCGGTCGCGAACAACAACGTGACGGCGGTGACCAAGGCCAAGGCCCGCCGTCTCCAGAAGGACCTCGCCGACAAGGCCGGGTTCAATTCGACCTATGACCCGCAGAAGGCTGCGGGCTACCGACACACTCCGCTGGCCGTCACCGGCTGAGTGGAACTCCGCTGCGCGATCCCTTCAGCGCGCAGCGGGGTTCAAAGATCGGCTGGCCGGTGAATGAAGCACCGAGAAACGTAGGCGTCGGCAACGCAGCGTCGCCTTCCGCGCCAGCCGATCTTTGAACCAACCGGAGAACGAAGAAATGACCGATATCTTGGAAGAGAAGCCGCACGCGGTTCTCGGCGGCAGTGCCGCACCGACCTTCATGCGCTGCCCGGGCAGTGTACACCTGCAATCGTTCTTTCCCAAGAGTTCGTCGAAATACGCGGACTGGGGCACGGCTGCGCACGAACTTGCCGACATCTGCCTGAAGACCGGCACTGACGCAGAAGAGCACCTGAACCGCGTCTTCGTGGTCAACGGCGACCACTACACCGTCGACATGGAGATGGCCGACTGCGTCAACACTTATGTCGCGCACGTCCACAGTTTCCTCGACCCCGAAACCGATATCATCATGTCGGAAGAGCAGGTCGACATCCAGTTCATCACCGGGGAACAGGACGCGGTCAGCACCAGCGACGTGATCGGCCTCACCGCCGACGGCAAGACGCTCGTGGTGTGCGATCTCAAGGGCGGCAAGGGCGTCAAGGTCGACGCCTTCGACAGCCGCAACCCCGACAAGATGCGCCCGGCCAGTTATGACCCGCAGACCTGCGTACCGAACTGGCAGATGGTCATGTACGGCGGCGCGTCGCTGGAGAAGTACAAGCTGATGTTCGACGCGGTCGAGCGCGTAAAGATGGTCATCATCCAGCCGCGCATCAACTGGGTCGACGTGCTCGACGTGACGGTCGAGCACCTTCAGGAACTCGTCGACCAGCTTTCGGTCGGATCGGGCGTCGCCATGAATGACGAGGGCCAGACCCTCGTGCCGGGCGAGAAGCAGTGCAAGTTCTGTCGCGCCAAGTCGACCTGCCCGGCGCTGACCGCGTCGGTCGTCGGCGCGGTGGCCAGCCGCAAGGTCTCGGTCAGCGAGGCGTCGGCGTTCGCCAGTCTGCCGAAGGCGATCTCCGCCGAAATCGTCAAGCCCGATGACGGTGAGGCGCTGTCGCAGGCTTACAAGTCGCTGGCGCTGGTTGAGGACTGGGTCAAGGGGGTCAAGGCCGAGGTCAAGGAACGCCTCGAAGACGGTCGCGGGGTCCCCAGGTTCAAGCTGGTTCAGGGCAAGCAGGGCGACCGCAAATGGGCCGACGAAGACGTGGCGCTCGCCGAACTGACGAAGAGCGGCAGGCTGAAGGTCGCCGAGGCGACGACCGCCAAGGTCATCAGCCCGACGCAGGCCGAGAAGGTCCTGAAGGACCGCCCCAAGATTTGGTCGAAGATCGTCGGCACCGAAGTCAACGGTAGCCCGATCATCACCCGCGCGCCGGGCGCACCGCAGATCGCACCTGAAAGCGATCCGCGCCCGGCTATCCAGATTGCCTCGACGGCCGAAACGTTCTCGGCTATCGTGCAATCCGCCGAAGGCGATCTGCCGGAAGCGGTAACCACGTCCAGTCTTTTCGACTGAACATCCACGACGCTACGAATATAGGGAAATACGACTATGGGTATCAAGATCAAGCTGGTCCACACCGAGGCCGATCCGGTTCGCTTTGCGTTCCTGCACCTGTTCGAGAAGCGCCCCGGCATGAAGAACGCCGACGGCTCGACCGGCAAGGACAAGTTCGAGGCGACCGCCATCCTGAAACCGAATGGCGCGAACGCCTCTCTGGTGCAGGACACTATCGTCGACGTGCTGAAGCAGTCGCTCGGCGAGGAACTGGTCGATGTAATCGACCGCGACGGCGAGCGTACAGGCGAGAAGCTGCCCGCGTGGCAGTACTTCCTGAAGCACGAAGCCGATGACGAGCAGAAGGGGCTGCGCAAAGGCAACCTGAAGCGCAACGCCGCGCAGGAAATCTATTCCGGCTTCGAGGACATGGTGTACATCACCGCCAAGAACGAAGTGCGCCCGGGCGTCTTCATCCCCGGTCCGAACGGCCAGCCGGTCCCGGCTACCGTGTCCGACGGCAAGCCCTACGCGGGTTGCTACGGCCACATGGAAGTCGAGGTCTGGCTGTTGAACAAGCCGGGCGTCAAGAAGCGCGTGGTCATGGACCTGTGCGGCTGCATGTTCGCCAAGGACGGCGACGCGTTTGGCGGCGGGGCTACCCCGTCGAACGCCAACAGCTTCGCTGGTCTCTCGGTGGCTGACGCCGGGGGTGGCGACGCGCCGAAGGGTGGCCTCTTCGACTGATCCCTCGCGGGGCGGGATTGTTTCCCCGCGCCGCTGGCAGACCGGTCATAGTCTGCCAACCTTTCAGCCGGAGAAATTGAAATGGAACTCTTCCACGAAATCGTTGACGCGCGGGCTATCGTCCGCTTCCCCAACACCGTGCTTAAGCAGGTCAAGGTTTACCGCCGCGAGGGCAAAGTGTATGTCGCGCACGCAGGCGGCTTTCTGCGCATTCTGAAGCCCTTCCGGGGCGAGGACCACTGGCCGACGACCAACCCGAACGTAACCGTCATCGGGCTTCCCGAAACTGTAGCGAGCACGCTCGCATGACCCTCTCAATCGAAGAGATGCGCCGCCGCAGGGCGCTGGCGAAGAAACCCGTGAACTCGCAGTTCGGTTTCCGCATAAACAGGCACCAGCAGTTCCTGAAGCAGCAGCGCGAAAAGGGCGACCGCAACCGTGAGGCGCTGGCCGAGTACATGGCCGAACACGGCGGCTCGGTCTCGGCTGCGGCTCGCGCGCTGGGGATGTCGGCAGGCACCGCGCTGAAGCACTGGCGCACGATCTGCGAAGGGCTGGGGGATCAGGCGGTATGACCGAACGCCTGCTGTTCTTCGACACCGAAACGTTCTGCCAGACCCCGATACAGGTCGGCACGCACCGCTACGCCGAGGATGTCGAGATCATCGTCGCGTCGTGGGCGGTCGGCATGTTCGGCCCGGTCAAGGTCGCCGACCTCACCGACGATGACGGTATCGGATGCAAGCCACTGCCCGACGAACTCGTCGAGTTGCTGCGCGACCCCGGCGTGACGATCATCGGCCATAACTTCGGCAACTTCGACCGTACCGTCCTGCGCCACGCCATCGGCACCGAGATCGCGCCGGAGCGGATCATCGACACGATGGTTCAGGCGATGTCGCACGGCCTGCCGGGCGGGTTGGAGAAGCTGGGCGACATCTTCGGGGTCAGCGAGGCCGACGCCAAGATGAAAGAGGGCAAGGACCTTATCAAGCTGTTCTGCAAGCCCATGCCGAAGAACCAGACGATCCGACGCGCGACCAAGGTGACGCACCCCGACGAGTGGGCGATCTTCCTGCGCTACGCCGGGTCCGACATCTCTTCGATGCGACACATTTTCTATCACATGCCAAAGTGGAACTACCCCGGCGTCAGCACCGGCAACCGGCTTGCGCCGGAGCGCGCGCTCTGGTGCCTCGACCAGCGCATTAACGACCGGGGGTTCGCCGTCGACACCGATCTGGCACGCGCGGCGGTCGAAGCCGTCAACGCCGACCAGAAGGTCCTGAACGACCGCACCGACACCATAACCGGGGGCGACGTGGCCCGCGCGACGCAGCGCGACCGCCTGCTGAAGCACCTGCTCGCCGAGTGGGGCGTCGACCTGCCCGACATGACCAAGACCACGCTGGAGCGCCGGGTCAACGACGAGAACCTGCCAGACCCGGTCCGCGAACTGATCGCGATCCGGCTCGAAGCGTCGCAGACCAGCACGTCGAAGTACAACGCGTTGGTGAAGGGCGTCAGCGCCGACGGCAGGCTGCGCGGCACACTCCAGTTCTGCGGGGCCTCACGCACCGGCCGCTGGGCCGGTCGCGTGTTCCAGCCCCAGAACCTGCCCCGGCCCGATATGCCCGCCGACGAGATCGAGATGGGTATCGAGGCGCTGAAGGGCGGCTATGCCGACGTGATGTTCGACAGCCGTATCTCGCTGGCGAGCAACGCGATCCGGGGCTGCATCATCGCACCGCCCGACAAGAAATTGGTCATCGCCGACCTGTCCAATATCGAGGGCCGCGTTCTCGCGTGGCTGGCGGGTGAGGAATGGAAGCTTCAGGCGTTCCGCGATTACGACCGGGGCGAAGGCCCCGACCTGTATCTCGTCACGGCTGGCAACGTGCTCGGCAAGGCCCCGGGCGAGGTCACTAAGGACGAGCGCCAGTCGCACGGAAAAGTGCCGGAACTTGCATGTGGTTATCAAGGCAGCATCGGTGCGTTCGCGTCGATGGCGGCGCTGTACGGCATGGACATCCCCGAGTGGCAGGTCGCCGAGATCGTCGACGGCTGGCGCGACAAGAACCAGAAGATCGTCAACTTCTGGTGGCAGCTTCAGGACGCGGCTATCGAGACCACGCTGACGGGTCAGGAGACCCGGGTGGGCCGGTACATCCGCTTCACCAAGGTCGGCAACTGGTTGCGCGCTCACCTGCCCAGCGGACGCGTGCTGTGCTACGCCGACGCGCGGATGATCGAGGACCCCCGGTTCAAGGGGCGGCAGACGCTCTCGTACATGGGGCTGAACAGCTACACCAAGCGGTTCGAGCGCCTGACGACCTACGGCGGCAAATGGGCCGAGCAACTCACGCAGGCGACTGCCCGCGATGTCATGGCGCATGGGATGCTGCTCGCCGAGGACAATGGCTACCCGATTATTTTAACCGTGCATGACGAGTTGCTGACGGAGACGCTTGACACGCCTAACTATTCGGTTAGTGTGCTGTCGCGGCTGATGTCGCGCACCCCCGACTGGGCCGATGACCGGTTACCGTTGGCGGCTGCGGGCTTCGAGACGTACAGATACCGGAAAGGGTAGAGCATGATCCGCTGGCACGCCGGGTTGCTGGTGAAGGACGGCAACGACATCAAGCAGAGCATCCGCAACGCAAGGGAAAGATCAATTATGGCCCTCACCGAGAAAGACCGCAACGACCGCGTCGACCAGATCATGGCGGCGGTCGATCACCTGTTCACCGCCCGGCTGGCGGTCGAGAACATTGCGCAGCGCCCCGACGGGCCGGACGCGCCGACGCAGGCAGAAGTCGATGCGGCCGAAGCCGAACTCGACGAAGCCAAGGCCGAACTCCGGCGTGTCCTGCTCTACGCGGTGCGCTGACATGCAGAACCACTACATGGTCCGCGAGAGCACGGTCGAGGATTACCTCGTCAGCCGCGTCGCTGAAACCGGGGGGTTCACTCGCAAGCTGCAATGGATCGGCCGACGCGGTGCGCCGGACCGGCTCTGCGGCTGGCCTGCGGTCGTGCTGGAGAAGATGGGTGTACACGCTCTCGTCGAACTGAAGCGCCCCAAGGGGCCGACCGCCGAGGCGCACCAGAAGAGGGAGCACAAGCGGCTGCGCGCAATCGGGTTCAAGGTTTACATCTGCCACGACAAGGTCGACGTGGACAGGTTCATTCTGGAGATGACGACGAGATGAAAACCTTCGTCCCCCGGCCATGGCAACCGCCGATGATCGAGCACATGCTGACGCACCCCCGGTGCGCCGTGTGGGCCAAGATGGGTGCGGGCAAGACCGCCTCGACGCTTGCGGCGGCGAAGTCATTCGGCATGTTCGACGCGTTCCCCGTGCTGATACTCGGCCCGAAGCGCGTGGCGCGCAACGTCTGGCCGTCAGAGCCGGGTGAGTGGTCCGATTTCCAGCACATGCGCGTCGTCAGCATCGAAGGTACGCAGACCGAACGCTTCGCCGCGCTGGCGCAGAAGTCGGACTTCTACTCGACCAACTACGAGCAGTTGCCGTGGTTGGTGAACCATCTCGGTATCAAGAACTGGCCGTTCAAGACGATCATCGCCGACGAGGCGACCCGACTGAAGGGCTTCCGACTGCGCAACGGCGGGCAGCGAACCGCTGCGCTGGCGAAGATTATCTCGCGCACCGAGCGGTTCATCGAACTGACCGGCACGCCGTCACCGAACGGGTTGAAGGACCTCTGGGGTCAGTTCTGGTTTCTCGACGGCGGCGAGCGTCTGGGCCGGACGCACGAGGCGTTCAAGGACCGCTGGTTCAAGCCATCGAAGTCAGGCTACGGCATCGAGCCGTTCCCATTTGCGCAGGAGCAGATACAGGCCCTCGTCGCCGATCTGGCGATCACCATCGACCCGTGGGACTTCCTGCCGGAAGATCAGAAGCGCCTGCCGGTCGAGAAGGACATCGTCGTCGAACTGCCCCCGGCCGCGCGCCGGATGTACGACGAGATGGAGCGCAAGATGTATCTGGAGATCGGGCACGCGTTGGGCACGCACGAGATCGAGGCCGTCAACGCCGCGTCGAGGACCCTGAAGT